GACAGAGACAGATGAAGCAGTCGCCACCCCCAAAGTAGAGACTGTTCCTGCACAAGTCAAAGCACCTGAGTATGATGTAGATGTGGCTATGGATGTGGTTTTCAAGCCAAACCCCGGCCCCCAGACTCAATTTCTTAGTTCGTCAGAACGTGAGGTTCTCTATGGTGGCGCAGCTGGTGGTGGCAAATCCTACGCTATGTTAGCTGACCCGCTACATGGTTTGAACGATCCTAACTTTAGTGGCCTACTTGTACGTCACACAACAGAAGAACTAAGGGAACTAATACAAAAGTCTCAGGAGCTATACCCTCGTGCTGTACCGGGTATTAAATGGTCTGAAAGAAAATCTCAGTGGATCTCACCTAGAGGTGGTCGCCTCTGGATGTCATACTTGGATAAGGATACAGATGTCACACGCTATCAGGGTCAGGCTTTTAACTGGATTGGATTTGACGAACTTACTCAATGGACTACACCTTACGCTTGGGATTATATGAGATCTCGCTTGAGATCTGCACATTCGTCAACTCTTGGTCTCTACATGAGAGCAACAACAAACCCCGGAGGAGCAGGACATGCTTGGGTTAAGAAAATGTTTATTGACCCTGAAAGAGCAGGTAAAGCTTTTTGGGCAACGCATTTGGATTCTGGGGAAACTATTACCTTTCCTAAAGGGCATAGTAAAGAAGGTCAGCCTCTATTTAAGCGCCGTTTTATTCCCGCCTCTCTATTTGATAATCCGTACTTATCTGACTCTGGCGACTATGAAGCGATGCTTCTCTCTCTGCCGGAGCATCAGCGTAAGCAGTTACTTGAAGGTAACTGGGATATTAATGAAGGTGCCGCTTTTCCAGAGTTTGACAGAAAGATACATGTCGTGGACTCATTTGAGATACCTGACTCTTGGGCAAAGTTTAGGGCTTGCGATTACGGTTATGGTAGTTACACTGGTGTTCTCTGGTTTGCTGTAGCACCTGACGAACAAGTAATTGTGTACCGTGAGATGTATGTATCTAAAGTTACAGCTTCTGACTTAGCAGATTTGATATTGGAAGCAGAAGCAAGAGATGGTACAATGAGATACGGGGTGCTGGATAGTTCTTTATGGCACAACCGTGGCGACACTGGACCTAGCTTGGCAGAGCAGATGAATATGAAGGGTTGCCGTTGGCGTCCCTCTGATCGGTCAAGAGGTTCACGTGTCGCAGGTAAGAACGAAATACACAGGCGTTTAAAGGTGGATGAGTTCACTGAAAAGCCTCAGCTAGTGTTTATGAGTAATTGTACAAACACGATAGCACAGATTCCTAGTATTCCTCTGGACAAGAAAAACCCAGAAGATGTTGATACTCACGCAGAGGATCACTTGTATGACGCTCTAAGATACGGTATTATGACACGTCCACGTAGCAGCATATGGGACTTTAACCCAGCAAAACAACGCACTGGTTTTCAAGCTAGTGATCCACAATTCGGGTATTGATTATGGCAGAACAAGAAGAAATGTTTGAAACAGATGAAGTCGTAGCTGCTGAAGACAGTACGGACAGTATCTTTGAAACTAAGTCTAGTGTAGTTGCTTTTGTAGCTGAGCGCTATAAACGTGCAGAAGATGCTAGGTTTGCAGATGAAGAGCGGTGGTTAAAAGCCTATCGTAACTATCGTGGTTTGTATAGTAAGGACGTACAGTTCACAGACACAGAGAAGTCACGTGTGTTTGTTAAAGTCACTAAGACTAAGACCCTTGCAGCGTATGGACAGATTGTTGATGTACTATTTGGTAACAACAAGTTTCCTTTATCTGTTAATCCCTCTGTATTACCTGACGGTGTTGCAGAGTCTGTACATATCAACGTAGATCCTAACGCCGCAGCAGCAGGAGATGCGTTACGGCCTATTACTGAGCAAAAACCCGCTGCACCCTACTTGCTGGATGGTGTTACAGAGCTTAAACCTGGAGCTACGTTATCAGACTTAGCTAATCGTCTAGGTCCACTAGAAGATAAACTTTCAGCTGTATCTGATAAGGTAGTTGAGGGTGACGGTACTACTCCTACCACAGTAACATTCCATCCTGCTATGATTGCAGCTAAGAAGATGGAAAAGAAGATCCACGATCAGCTTCAAGAGTCTGGTGCTTCTGTACATCTACGCTCTATGGCATTTGAGATGGCTCTACTTGGCACTGGTGTCATGAAGGGTCCGTTTGCTGTAGATAAAGAATATCCTAACTGGAACGGTGAAGGTGAGTATGAACCTCTCGTAAAGACGGTGCCAGAATGTAGCCATGTTTCTGTTTGGGACTTCTACCCTGACCCAGAAGCTAAGTCTATGAATGATGCTGAGTATGTGGTAGAACGTCATAAGATGTCACGTACTCAATTACGTGCTCTTAAGAACCGCCCCTACTTTATGTCTGACTCAATTAGCTTAGCTATTGATAAAGGCCCAGACTATGTTCAGAAGTACTGGGAGATGACTATGGAGGATGACGATACACAGCCGTCATCTGAGCGTTGGGAAGTATTAGAGTTCTGGGGTTTTGTAGATACGGATGTTCTAGAAGAGCATGGAGTAGCTATTCCTAAAGCTCTACGAGATCTTGATGAGGTTAACTGTAACGTATGGGTATGTAATGGTGAGGTACTACGCTTCGTACTTAACCCATTCAAACCTACACGTATTCCTTACTACGCTGTACCCTATGAGCATAATCCTTACTCCTTCTTTGGTGTAGGCATTGCTGAGAACATGGACGATACACAGACATTGATGAATGGCTTTATGCGTATGGCTATTGACAACGCTGCACTATCTGGTAATCTTATCATTGAAGTAGATGAGACTAACCTTGTACCAGGTCAGGATTTATCTGTGTATCCGGGCAAGGTGTTCCGGCGTCAGGGCGGTGCTCCAGGGCAAGGAATCTTCGGCACCAAGTTCCCTAACGTAGCACAAGAGAACATGCAACTCTTTGATAAGGCACGAGTACTAGCAGATGAGAGTACTGGATTCCCTAGCTTCGCTCATGGACAAACCGGAGTATCTGGCGTTGGGCGTACAGCTTCTGGTATTTCTATGCTTATGTCTGCTGCTAACGGTTCTATTAGGACGGTAGTTAAGAACGTTGATGACTACTTGCTTCGCCCACTTGGTAAAGCTTTCTTCTCATTCAATATGCAGTTTGACTTTGATGACCAGATTCGTGGTGACTTAGAGGTACATGCCTCTGGTACAGAGAGCCTCATGGCTAACGAAGTACGGTCACAGCGTTTGATGCAGTTCTTGCAGGTTGCACAGAACCCAGTACTAGCTCCCTTCGCTAAGATGGACTACATCATTCGTGAGATTGCTAAGTCTATGGACCTTGACCCCGATAAGGTTACTAACTCTATGCAGGACGCATCTATCCAAGCTGAGATCCTAAAAGGCTTTCAGGCTCCCGTACAGCCTCCTGCAGGACCGGAAGGTGTAAACATGCCCCAAGGTGGCCCAGCACCAGAAGGACAGGCTCCACAGGGCGTACAGGACACCTCAGGTGGCGGTGGCTCTCAGATAGGCGTAGGTACAGCACCAACACCTGGTGAGCAAGGGTTTAGCGGTAATGTCGCTTAAGAAGCTAGTTAACGATAAACAGATATGGGATGCGTTCATTGAGGAGCTTGATGGGTGCATCTCTTCCACACATAGAAGTATGGAAAACATCTCTGATACTGCAGAGCTATACCGACATCAGGGTGCTATCAAAGCGCTGAGACAACTAAAGTACTTGAGGGACAAAGTAAATGGCTGACTTAGACAACCAGACAGAGGAAGCTTTAGGTTGGGCTGCAGAGGGCAAGAAGCTTTCAGTCGATATACCAGAGGTATCCTTTAAAGATGCTGGTACTTTTGTCGCTAGTATGACACCTATTATTGGTGACGCTATGGCTGCTAAAGATGTCTATGATGAACTACAGAAAGATGAGCCTAACTACTATTTAGCAGGTGCTCTTGGTGGTGCGGCTCTTGTAGGACTTGTACCCGGTTTAGGTGATGCTGCTGCTAAAGCCATTAAGAAGGGTGCTAAAGAAGTATTTGATGTAGCTAAGCGTGTAGAGGTAGATCCTAATGCTATGGGTTCTGGTCTTGGTAATGTGAGATTAGCCCCAAAGCAACCTAAGAAAACTGTTAAAGCTTATAAATTATTTACTAAAGGGGAAGACGGTAAGCTATACCCTCTTTTTGTTGATGCAGATACAGAAGTACCTACAGGTACATGGCTTGATGCTACTTTTCCCGATTATAGATTTACTGCAGAAAATGGTAAGCAATATGTACCATCTAGAGGAACAGCAGGCAAAAAGGGCACGGGTGATTCTATAAAGATACCAGATCAAGAGACTCGTGAGAGACTTATAGAGGCTGGTTTTTTACCTAAAGGATCAAAAGCTAAGTCGGTAAAAGCTGTTGCTGCTAGGCCAGGATGGCACGCTGGTGATGTTCCTATAGCCACACATATCGGGCCAGAAACTAAAATAAATGGTAAGTCTGTAAAGTATCGTGGAGAAGATCAGGTATGGGCAGAAGTAGAAATGCCTGCAGACGTAGATTGGCAAACAATAGCTAACTCTAAGGCGAGAATAAAAAAAGACGGTACACCAGATGTACGTACAGCAGACATAAATGATGAGATGCCTAGCATGGGGCATTACCGTTATAAGACTAACCCCAACATGACGGGTGAATGGCTTATTGGCGGTGAAATGAAAGTAAATCGTGTTTTATCTCGTGAAGAGGTTAATGCTATAAACGAAGCTGCAGGTGTCAAGGATCTCCCTACACTTGATGAACTTAATAAAGGCTACTCAAAGGGTGGGGTTGTAATGGACGATTATCAATACGCAGAGATGATGCAGGGTGAAGACGATCAAACAGTAAGAGCCTTTGCAATAGGTGGTCTAGCAGAAGACGTAGACCCTGTGTCAGGCAATGAAGTACCTATTGGCTCTATGCCAGAAGAAGTACGTGATGACATCCCTGCTCAACTGAGTGAAGGTGAGTATGTTGTACCTGCTGATGTGGTACGCTTCTTTGGCGTTAAGTTCTTTGAGGACATCCGTAATGAAGCCAAGCGAGGCTTTGCTGATATGGAAGCTAATGGACGCATCGGTGGTGAGCCTATCGGTATGGAGATGGCTGAAGACGAGCTTCCCTTTGACATCTCAGAGCTACAGATTGTCGATGATGAAACAGAAGAGCAACCTATGATGAACATGGGTGGTTATATGCGTGGTTATGCTGATGGCGGTTTAACACTCCCTGCAGCTGTAACGGATATGACAACCGCTACAGGTATTACTAGCGACACATCTGGCGTACCTATGCCAGTATCTAATCTTAGTGGTATTGAGATGAAAGAGTACGTTGGCCCTAACGGAGAAATAACGTATATTCAGTTTATTAATGGTGTAGCACAGTCTGTTATTCCAGAAGGTTATACAGCTAAGGCAGCTGCACCTACTACCCCTGCTGCACCTGCCGTACCTGAAGGACTGGGTGTAGTAACTGCACCAGATGACAATAACAATACTGCTCATGAAGATATGATGCGTGAAGCTCAAGAACGTGAGTCTATTGATTGGACTAGCCCTGACGTAGGTATTGAACAGTATGAAAAAACAATGGAGCAAAGCAATAGCATGTTAGCTAAGGGCTTCTCTGGACTAGCCACAGTATTAGGTGGTCCTATTGTAGCTGGCTTTATGGCTGTTGCAAAGCGTCATCAAAACAAAAAGATGCTTGAGGGTGCTACTGCTAGACTAGAAGACCCTAACGTAAGAGGTGCAGAACGTGAAAAGTGGGTATCTATTCATAACCGCTTGAGTGGTCTTGATGAAGACGGAAAAGCACGTAATAGCTTCACTGAGGGATTAGCAAATCTACTAACACCAGATGACGGTATGGAGTATGTAAACGGTGTACTCGTTGATACTAAAACAGGTAAGGTTCTTAAGCCAGGTATTGCAAATAGCAAAGGTAATGACGTAGTTGCTCCTACACCTACACCTAAACAAAACGGCGGCGGGGGTAATGACAGTGGTAATAACGCACATGAAGCCATGATGAAAGCAGCTGCTAAACAAAAGGAAAAAGCAGTAGCTACTAAAGAAAAAAACAAAGCTGCAGGTCTTGGCGCACAAACTAAGAAGGGTAGCACAGCAGGAAGTAAATCTGGCTACTTTGACTAGAGAATAACTAAATACCAAATAACTATAAGGCTACCCAGCAATAATGCTGGCCCCAACATAAGGAAAGAAAATGTCAGAAGCAATCCAGACGGACTCAGCATCCCATAATCGTAACATATCTCGTGTACAACGTGATGAAGAGGAACTAAAAGCTCTGTTTAAACAAGCAG